ATGTTTTGTATGCGGATTGATGCCTTTGTATTTACGCCATTTCCAATTTAATATCTTCGAGCATATTCTCCTGTTAAAGATGACGTATGATATGCGTGGATCCGACTTGGCTGCGATTCTGATTTGGTCAGCCAGATAAGGTGCGAGCCCATCGGATGGCTCCAACCCAGAATCAATATCAATTGCTCGTACATACCCAAACTTGTCTGGATTATGATCTGATTTTCTGGCGGAGTGACGGCTATCGCCCACCCACCCATCACTGGCAGTACGCCTATCCGGAAACCAGGTATCAACTTGATCTCTTAACTGCACACCAGCTGCACATAATTTAGGATTCAATTTCAATCCAACTTAATGCGTCCTCATTCCAAAACCATTTGCCTTCAGGTCTAGGTGTTGGTGGTTGCCAGTTGTAATCATCATCTAATGTCCAAGAAGCATAAGGTTGCTCTGCTATAAATACATCGGCATCTGCATTATATGTATAACCAATACCTGCGTATTGTTTTCTTATACGATTATTATATGAAGTCCTTTTACATACTTGACCTCTGAAGTTACCATACCAAGTTTCAGTATCTAATCCTTCAATGGTTTGAGTTTCATCAACGCCTGTAATAACTTCAGTAACAACATTATTTTCATCTAAAAATGCGTAATGTGCCATTATGCCCAACTCACATTTCCAGTACCAGCAGTAATTGTGGCTCTCTTATATCCACCACTAGCTGCACTCTCTGTACCAGTTAAACCTGCACCAATAGTAATTGTTTTGGTGTCTGGGTATCTTAAAATTACAACACCTGATCCACCTGTTGCACCAGATAAATTAACTCCGCCACCTGTTGCACCTGTTCCGCCAGCACCACCGCCACGATTTGCAGTACCATTACTACCAGCAGTATTAACAGCACCGCCATTACCACCACCGCCTGCGCCACCTGTTCCTGCGCCTGAGTTTCCACCGCCACCACCACCGCCTGCATAGGTAACACTTGACCCAGTTATACTGTTTGCTGTTCCTGCACCACCATTAGCACCATAACCTGGTGTAACATTGTATGAAGTTTCTAAACCAACAGCACTAGAACCTCCACCACCACCGCCACCATTGTTGTTACCAAATCCACCATTAAAACCTTCTACTGGAGAATATCCACCTTCGTTGCCTGTGCCTCGACCTAATGACTGTGTAGCACCTGCACCTGAACCGCCATTACCAGCAGTACCAAAACCTTCATAAACTGCCCTGCCACCACCTGTTGATGTTGTGCTGTTAAAAGTAGAATTAGAACCCTTGCTGCCATTGTTAGCACCGCTGCCACCACCTGCGCCACCTGCGCCAACAGTAACTGTGTAATTTACTCCAGGAGTTGCAGTTAAAGGCGTGCCACCAATTGAAGTTCTATAACCACCAGCACCGCCACCACCTGCACCTGAATAGCCAGCAGGACTTCCATTAGCACCGCCACCACCTGCTACAACTAAAAAATCAACGCTAATTGTAGGTGGTATTGATACTTGTGTAAGTGCTGAAATTATATTTAACATTTATGCAATAGCCCCAACTACATACCAAACGTTTGCAGCTGTTTTGATACAGGCTGCTGATTTGTATTGTGCAACTGTTGGTGCTGCTGCTACTGCGCCAGCGCTTAATACTGTAGTAGTACCAGATGTAACAGCATCAATAGTTAGTGCGCCTGCACCTTTATTTAATACTGTAATAACTGTACCTACTGCAAAATTATATGTTGCATCGGTTGGTAATCTAAACTTAATTGCAGACCCGCTATTCATCGGTATCAACTTCTGATATTCGTCTCCGCTTGCAGCTGTGTAATCTGTGGTTTTATCAGTTGATACATCAAAGGCTGGTAGCCCATTCCACATAGCAGAAGTAACTACATCACCAGTATTGCCTGGAAAAGTTGGCATTCTATCTCCTTAATAAGATAAGACGTTTTGTCCTAAGACCCCGTAATCTACGTTGCCTAGTATAAACCCATCTATGACAGGTTCTAGCGTTGTAAACACTGTCCTAAAGGAATTAGGTGTAATCGTGTTTGCTACGCCAAAGATTTGCAGGGTTTTCTCTAGTTGAGACCCACCTGGCTGGGTTGTAATAACTGTAATTGGATCAAAGAAATCTAGGTCTAGGGCAGCAAGAATGCCTGCATCATAATTAGCAGTGTATAGATCCAGCTCGATGGCATCGCATCGGATAGTAGTCTCAGCTCTCGATGCTACATAGGCCCTGGCATAATCTAGGGCTACCGCATCGGTCTGCATTAGTAGATCCTGCAGGTTATATGAATGGATAAAGTATTTGTCAATAGATGGCTGATTGCTAGCAGATTGTGGCGAGCCACCTGCACGGCTAATCTGTGCTGAATTGAAGATCAAGGTGTCATCTAATTTCCACATAGCATTGGCATAGGGGATGCCTGTGCCATCATCGGCAAAGAGTGTGGGTGTTGCACCTATTGATGCGGTAGCAGTTAATCGATCTTTAAATACAAATGAGCCATCAAAGTCTACATAGATAGCGCCATACTCTGAATCGGCCACAGTCTGCATAGCACCTAGCGATGTGCGTGCCGTGCCTGGATCTGCCTGTAATGTAGTTTGACCTGCATCTATTTGGCGCATTGTGGCTGGCCAGTCAATTTCATCTAGTATCTCATTGATACGTGTGCCTGATAAGTCGCCAGCAATAGCACCAGTTACTGTAGATATTTGTGCATTCTGGGCAAGCCTCATGGCATCTACGGCTTGTATAGTTGTATAGGCAACTTCTGTTGCGTCCTTTGGCTGAGTGTTTACATAGGATGTAATAAATCCTGAAAAGATTGGATAGGTAGTGCCAGAGTAGTTAGCAGTTATCTGCACCTTCTTCATAGGTGTAAGTAAGCCGTAATAAGGCCCTGCAGGGTTAGTTGGATTAAAGTCGCCATTTTGATCTACTATGCGTAAGGTAAGTCGGCCTGTTTGGAATTGATCTACTAAAGCATCACGGCCTGTAGATGTTTGCACTAGGTTTACACGATCAGACACATCGACAATTACGGCTACAGCATCTGCTAATACGTTTGTGCCTAATATGCCAATATCTAACTGCATAGCCTGTGCAGTAGCGGGGCCAGTACTAAAGTTAATTATTGCATTGATTGTTGGTACGGCCATTAGTTTGTAAGAGATCCTGCTGGAAGTAATTTATTGCCTGACTTTAGTAACTGCAATACGTTTTTCTGAATAACCGCTTCTAATTGCTGATCGCTAACTATAGTGCCAGCGTTTACAATTACTGTGGCTGATTGTTGAGAAGCGGCAGCAGTCGCCTGTTGATTAGTTGCATATTGAGGCAGTCTGGCAAACTCATCTGGTGCAATTTGATTACGGCCTCGACCAGTCATCTCACCTAAAGCATTAAACAGTGCAGGGCCAAAACTTGTGAGCGCACTAGCGGCTATATTTGCAGCTGTTGCTAGGGCATCAATAGAAGTTTTAGCGTTTAACTCAGAATTTAATTTCTTGGCCAACGCTTCATTATTGTCTAAAATTGCTAACTGTGCTTTTAGACGTAATTTAGTTTCTTCATCGGTTGCCTGGTTAAGTGCCAGGGTTAATCCTATGCGCTCTAGATCAAACTTATCCTTTAGTTTATCTACTTCTGATTTAGCCTTTAGTGCTGCAGTTTCTGCCTTTTTTGCAGTAGTTAAATCTTTAGATGCTTTAGATTCTAGGCGTAATTGCTGCAAATAGATACGGCTAGATGATCTGCCTTCAGCATTTGATGGTGCGGTCTTGGCTCTCTGTGCTGCGCCTAATTCAGAAAATCCAGCCAAATAAGCACCTAGCACTGGTATATTCTTTACATCAAATAATGCGCCACCGACTTTAGTATTACCAATTTCTTTAAGTTTGCTGATTAAAACGCCTACGCCCAAAATTGCATCTGCGGTGCTTTGAGCAAAGTTATCCATCAAATCTGTAGCTGTGCTTATGTTTGTGTCTTTACCTAATAAAGCCAGGGCATCTAGTAAACCCTTGCCTATTGTCTCCTGGGCATCTGCAGCTGCAACAGTGAGTAGACTCATCTTGCCTGCGTAAGTATCTAATCTAGCTGCTGCTTGGCCTGCAAACTTCTTATTAAGTTCGCCCATGATCTTATCCATGTCGCCAGTTTTAAGCGTGGCCTTACTTATGCCTGCACCTAATCTGCTAAGACCTGCAGTGTTACCACTAAAGCCACGTGTTAATGCTGCGCTGACTTCGGTTAAAGATTTACCTGTGGCTGCACTTACGTTTAATGCTGTCTGTAATGCTTCTTGGCTCTTAGTGATAGATCCTGTAACTGTAAGTAATTGTTGAAAGGCTGGGCGTAGTTGGTCATCTAGTACGCCATATAAGGACTGTAGGCTAGATATGTAATTCTCTACGCCAGGTGCGCTAAATGCAAAGCCAGTATTTTTAAGCTGTAACTCTAAAGACTTAGCGGCCTTCTCATCTGCCATAAACGCATTAACGGCATTCTTACTAAACTGCAATAGTTTCTGAGCGCCAAATACTGTTGCAAAAGTACCAGCCAGTTTCTTTAGGCTTTTATCAAAACTGCTGATTTCCTTCTGGCCTTTTTTCAGCCCCCTATTATCAAAGGTGCTGACTGCGCTGACAATTAAATTAGGCACTATGCGGCCCTTCTAAGTTCTGTATCTTTTTTAAACTTGACCGCTACTGTGTCAATAGCCTCAACCACAGCTGGAATAACTTTGTTTTTAGTCTCATCCCAAGCACGGAAAATAACACGGCCTCGCTGTTTGCCTTGACCCTTCATACTGCTAAGCATCTCAGCTGCTGAGTTAAACTCGGCTGGTGCATTAGGGTTTAATGATTTGTTGCCTCTAGGTTTATTCAGACGGCCTGCAGTCTCAAAGATTGCGCCTGATCTAGAATTATTGTAAACATAAAATGCAGCTCTATAGCCACTGTTATTGCGTTTGTTTTGACCTGCTGAATAGGCCACGCCACCTACTGCCAAAGCATAATCGTATGGCGGAAATAATCTCTTAGGATCTTTAATAGTATCTAGTGATGCAGTGCCTTTACCCCAACCGCTCAAAACTTCATTTTGCTGAGGTAAATAACCACGTGCTCGATCTCGCACAATTAACATAGCCCGCTTAACGTTCTTAGACATCTCTCTATTGAGGTCTTTGTCTACATCTTTCATAGCCTTCTGGAGTTGCTTAACGCCGTTTACCACGACTGGCATTTTTAATCTCCTTAGCTCTGTCTGTCAATACCTGGATTATTGCTAGATACATCTCTGTATCCATATCAATAAACTCTCTAGGCGGTATTCCAGTCTCTACTGCTAATTGCGCAATAGTGTAAGCAATAGAATTCCGCTCAGTTATTTTTTTTCTTCGTCTAATACCTCGACAGTTTCAAGAGTGTCTATAAACTCTGATCCCCAT